TCTTCGATGATCTCGGTCGCGCTCTTGGTCGATTGGGTGCCGTCGCTGTTGGTCCTGATCACCTGCAGGTCGGCGGCCGGGTCGAACTTGATGACCACGGTGCGCTGCGAGTTCTTCCAGAAGCCCTCGCCACCACCGCCTGCGATCTTCTCGATGTCGACGAGGCTGTTGTATCCGGCCAGCAGCAGCGGCACGCCTTCGAACATGTCGCCGACGCTGCCCTCGGCCAGGATCTGCACACGCGACGGATGCACGTCGACCCACTGCTCTGGCTTGCCTTGCTTGTCCAGCATGCCGCCCGGCATCTGCGTGCGGTACTGGAACATCTTCGGCTTGCCGAAGCTGTCGGCGTCAGCCTGGTCGCTGTGCCAGTCGGTCACATTGATCTGGTCTTCGAACACCGGAACGATGTCCACCAGCTTGGTCGCGCGCACCAGCGGCTCGCGCAGCTGCTTGCTGTCGGCCACACGGTAGATCAGCGCCGAGAAGCGTCCGACCATGTTGCGGCGGTCGAAGTCGCGCAGCTTCTGCCAGCCCTTGATCGACTGCATCAGCGTGTCGATCTTGAGCTCCCATGGGCTCGGCTCGTCGGTGCTGCGCACGCGCTTCGGTTTGCCGGACGGCTCTGGCTTCTTCGGCTCGTCGGCGTTGGTCGCTGGCGCGGTGCCGGTGGCCTTCTTCTTGACCCGCGGCTTCTCCTGCCAGCACTTGCCGAGGATGCGGTGGACGGCACCGTTGCCGGCGCCGGTGCGGTCGTAGGCCCGCCTTAGCTGCTCAACTGAAACCTGCTCGGGGTATCCGTAGGCATCCCATGCCTTCGGCCGCTTAGCATCCAGCCCCATGGAGCTCGTGAGGCTCAACCGCGACAGGATCAGATCGAGGTCGGACGCATCATTGACGACGAGTTCAAGCATGGGGGGTGATGCTAGGGTGGCCGTCAGACCACCACGCCAACGGCGGGCGCCACGAAGTGCGCGAAGGCGCCGCTGCAAGCGTCAGCGTCGTCGTCGTGCGCCGCCTCGGGGAAGGCCTCGAGCGCATCAAAGACAGCCTCGTTCCACGGGCCGCGCAAGAAGTCGACATTGCCAGCCTGGCACTGCGAGCTGAACGGTTCAAACCGCACGATCTTGTCGCCGCTCTCGCGTCGGGTGCTCACCGCGTAGCCGACGAGGTCGGTCACGTACTGCTGCGCCTGATCTTTTCCGGCTTGGCCGGGGTCTTGCGGCAGCCTGATCCGCACGCCTCGGCCATCGGATGATGCTGTGTTTTTGATCGACGTTCTGACCTTGCTACCGGTATCCCGCATGCGCACGGCGTGCAGCACGATGAACCGCCGCGTCGAGCGGATGCGCCCGAGCTTGATGCCAACGGTCCAGTCAGGATCGTTGTCGGGCGTCTTCTCTGTGGCCGCAAGATCCCAGTAACGCACGATGTCGAGGTCGGCCGGTGCGGCGTCGACCACCTTCACCCATTCGCGCTTGAAGTACAGCCCGGCCGCCGGGCGAACCTTCCAGTTGCCGCCGAGCAGTCGCGCCCGCTCGACGGCGTTCTGCGCCATCAGGTTGGCTTTGTAGCCCGGATCCTTGGCGATCAGGATGCGGTTGTCGTCGAGCTTCGCGGCGATGAACGTGACCGACTTCGGCTGCACCTGGTCGGCATGATCTGCCGGCAAGTCTCCACGCCCGAACTTCTGCACCAGCTCATCGCGCGAGTCGCCCCAGACGATGGTGTCGTTCACGCGGATGAACCACCGGATCACGCCCGAGCGTGCCTCGATCGCGAAGCCGGTCTCCGGGTCGATCCACCACGCGATGAATTCCTTCACCCACGAGTCGGCGTCCGGGTTGGTCGTCGCTCGGATGTATGGCCGCACGCCGCACGTCGATCGATTGCGGCTGAGCATGTAGAAGAACTGAGCTTTGGTGAAGTGCGTCAACTCGTCGAAACAGATCAGCGGGATCTGCGCACCCTGCCAGTCGTACACCGTGCTGTCATGCTCGAGGTGCGCGAACTTCACCAGCCCGCCGAATGGCCATCGCCACTCGAGCACCGCCTTCGCGGGCCGCGCGCCCATCAGCGGGTACAGCGTGCGGCTTTCGTCCCACAGGCCGCCCGGGTTGCGGATCTGCGTCGTGTTGCGGCGGAAGAAGACCGTGGCGAACTGGTGATTCGTCTTGACGTGGCGCAGCGGCTCCAACAGCAAGCCCCACGACTTGCCGCCGCCGGCGGCGCCGCCATAGATCACGATGTCGGCCGACGAGGAAAGGAAGCGCTCCTGCGGCCCGACCTGGGGCCGAATGGCGATGGCCTCAGCCACGCCCGTTCTCGGGGATGTAGAACGTGACCGTTGCTTCGGTGGTGGTCGCGATCGGCGGCGCATCGTCGCCGCCACCTTGCAACGCTGTGCGGGTAGGCGCGTCGAGGCCGAGTAGCTTCGCGCGGCGCTCGCCGATCTTCAGCACGCGGTCGATGGCTTGCAGGTCGCCCTTCGCCGCCAGCGGGTAAGCCTTCGTGAGCATGCCATCGAGGCGAGCGAGCTCATCGGCTTTGAGTTCGTCGGACGAGTGGGAAATTTGAGCGCGGGCGGCTTCAAGCCCGGCACTGATCAAGCGGAAAGCTTGAGTCTTGCCAATGCCGAGCTTCGCAGCAATCTCGGCGTGGCTGTGGCCTGCCCGACGCAGATCGAGCGCCTTCGCTTGGCGTTGGAGTGATCGCGCTCGCGCCGCGCTCGTTTTGTTCCGGGTGGCCACCGTTCCCTGCCTTATGCGTTCCTACTTGCCATCGTCGGCTCCGATCAGGTCGAGCAGCTTGCTGCTGCGCGTCTTGGCGCGCTTGGTCGGCTTCGGCGGCCGTTGGCGCGCGCGGCGCGCACGCTCGCGCTCGTGATCTTCCGGGGTCCAGCGCGCCGGGAACGCCGCGCCGACGATGCGCGTCACACCGTCGGCGACCTCGACCTTCGTCGCCACGCGTGCCGTCTTGCCATCGAATGTCCCTGTGCCACCGAAGCCGATCGCGCCCATGGTCAGCGGCCTCGACGACAAGTCGAACACGGTGCGCGGCGCGGTGCTGGCCAGCGCGTTGGCGCTGAGCGCAGCGACGACGTTGTGGCGCGGATAGTCGAATGCCGTGTCGCGGTCCGACTCGAGCTCGCGCAGGCGGAAGACGAAGGCGAGCTGAACGAAGGGCGGCAGTTCCCCATCGTGCCCGCAGCGGCACGGTGAGCGCCGGCGCCACGGAACAGCATCACGCGGAATCGGCAAGCGTTTGAACAGCATCAGTTGGAACATGCCTCCCGTCGTGGTGAAAAGCGTCAGCAGCATGTGCGGCCTTGGCCTGTTCGTGGGTGATCCCGGTGGCCTCGAGCAGCGCCAGGTAATCGCTCGTCAAGCGGCCGTCGGCGCGGGCTTGGGCGAACGGCAGCGAGCGCGCAACTGTGCGTGCGTCGCAACCCGAGCAGCCAAACCTGGAGCCGTGGTGCATGCCGGCGGCAGCGGCCACGCATTCGAAGCACTCGAGCTGCGGCGCGTTCATCGGGCGTGCTCCGGTTTGCGTTTGCGCGTTGGGATCGGGCCGAAGGGGTCGGTCTCGACCTCCGCATTGCGCGGCCACGGTTTGTCCGGTTGGATCAGCGCCCCGCTCGGCGCCAGTTCGCCGAGCAGATCGCCTTGCGGGTGTGCTTGCCGCTCCACGGGCTCGATATGCACCTGCACGCGCTGGCCACGCGCGTCGGGCTCCTGGCGCTCAGAGTGCAGGCGGCGGATGCGCGAATCGTCCTCGAACGCCAAGCCGCGCAGTGCGTCGAGCACGACCTTGTTCGCGTTGTCGATGTCGAGGCATTGCACGGTGTCATCCCATGCGAGCGGATCCTTCGCCGCGCGCTTCGCCCAATCGAGCGGGCGGTGCGGGAACAGATCGATGCGCACGCTGACACGGCCGGCGATCAGCTTTGCGCCAGCCTGGCGCACGATCGCCTCGATCTCGCGCTTGTAGGCCTTCGCCTCCTTCGTCGGCACGATGGTGATGTGCGCACCGATGCGCACTGGGCGCCAGTAGCGATTCGCGCTGATCGGGTACGGCAGGACGAGCTCGATCACGACACCACCCACGCGATCGACGCCAGCAGCAGCACGACGACGAGCGCGCCGAGCCCTGCCACCAGCACCAGCCAGGCCGGCACGTGGGTGCCCCAATGCAGCGAGTCGTGGTCGAGGTCGTCGCGCATCACGCCACCAACCAAAGCACCGACACAGCGCCGCACACGAAGCCGAGCACGAAGGCAAACGCCAGAACCATCGAGCCGATCGGCAGCGCACTGGGTGGCCGGCGCATCGGAGGTTCCATTCGATCGAGCCAATGCGGCTCGGCGTCGCTGCCCAGATCGGCCAGCTCATCACGCGTCATGGCAGGCTCCTTTGCACGAGCATCGGACACACGCCCTTGGCGTGCAGCGCGCTGGCGTCGATGGCGATCACCCGACGCCGGCGCCGAACCTGCAATGTCGCGGGCCAGTGGCGCATGCAGCGCAAGCACTCCGCGGTCGGCTGGCGTGGGATACAGGGGGTCATGGACCGAACTCCTGCAGCCGCTGCGCGCGGCGCTGGTCGGCGAGCTCGGCATCGGTGTAGGGCACGCCTCGAGCAGCTTCCTCGGCCGCGCGCGTCGGGTGGCCGGTCAGGCGCTCGCGCGCGCGGTGCAGCATCGCCGTGACCTGCTCTTTCCGCACCGGCACGCCGTCGATCGGCTGCTGGCGCGGCACCGGCGGCGTGTGCGCGACCTGCAGCGGCTGCGCCGGCCACTCGCGGCGCTGCCACTGCGCGGCCATCAGCGCATCCCAGCGCTTGCGGTGCTGCGCATAGGTGCCATTGCGCAGCTCGTAGGCCATTTCCGAGGCGGCCCAGTAGAGCGCCGGGTGCGACCACTGGTGCGCCCTGCTGCGCACGCCGCTGGCCTCGTGCCATGCCACCTCGGGGTCGAGCACCGGCCGGCACAGGTGCAGGAACTCGGGCAGGTTCGGGGCGAACTTGCGCAGCCGCACCGACGCGACGCCGCGCATCACCTCGTCAGCGGTGAAGCTGGCCAGCGCCTCGGCCCATTCGGCCTTGACGCGCTCGACGTCGGCTCCGGCGTACAGCGACGCCATCGCGGTGTTGCCGAGGATCGCCGACAGCCGGGCGAAGAGGTCTTCGACCCAGTGCAGCGGCACCGGCGAGCCGTCAGCCGACAGCACGCGCAACGACGTCGACGATGTCGGCTGGCGGTGGTTCGGGTCGTGGGTCATGGTGCGGTTGCGGTGCTGTGGTGGGTCTTCGGCCGGTCAAGCCGGCCACGGTGGCCATGCCGCGCTCGGTGGCGCTTTGGCGGTGTTGGCCGTTGGGCGGTGGTGCGCCGCCGCGGTACTGCTCAAGCCATGCGGCCTTGAATCCCTGGGTGCCGTTCGTGCACCACGCCTGCAGGAATCCCTCGAGCGGCATCGATGCCTTTGCCGCCTCTACCCGGGCGCCGGCTATCACCGTCGCGGTGACCGTGGCGCCCTTCTTGCGGCGGTGCTCGACCCAGTCGGACCAGACCTGGGGTGCAACGTCTTCGGGGCATTCCGGTCCCATTGCCGGTTTCTTGCCCGCTGTTGTCCCGCGGGACGCGCGCTTGCCGCGCCCCCCTGAAGCGTTAGCTTCAGGTGTATTCATGGTTCCGGTTCCGGTTCCGGTTCCGGTGTCGTCAATCCCAGTGGAGTCCGGCGGGACAACTGGTGGACCCTTGCCGGACATCGCAGCCGCTGCGGCCTCTTCTTCGGCCATCCGCTTCGCGCGCCACGCCGCCTTGCGATCCGACTCGGTTTTGCGAGCGGTGGCCATGCCGAGCACATGCTTCGTGACCTGCTTGTGGTACAGCCGCCCGTCGCTCGCCTTCCACCAGCCGCGCATCAGGATTGCGCGCGCACCGCTGAACTGCTCGTCGGTCATCCCGATGCGCGCCGCAATCACGACAGGGTCGTCGGGGAGCGAGCCGCAAGGCGTCTGCTTCCACGCCTCGAGCCAGAGCATCAGCAGGTATGGCCGCAGTCCCGGCTTCTCGGCGAGTGACCACGTGTCGGATTGGTCGATCCGCTCGTAATCGATGTCGAACCGCCAGCCTTTTGCTCGCGTGTCGGCCGCGTAGGGCGGGTCAGGCAACTTCTGCGTCACCGCCACCCTCCACCAGGCAGCGGCAGGCTGCATGCGGCGAACAGGCCGGAGTGCGCGGGGTGCTCGAGCACGCCGCCTTCGCGGCGCAGCCACTCGACGCACAGCGGCCCGAGCTCGCGCTGATCGGCTGACGCCTTCGATTGATGGCTGACATAGGCCGACCATGGCCCGCACGGCGGATGCGCGACGACCGACATGCCGCCGGTGAACGTTCTCACGTCGCGCCGCTTGTCGAAGGCATCGACGTCGGGCAGCGTCTTGTAGACGCTGTTCGCAGCCACGCACAGGGCGGCGACTTTCATGCAGCGACCTCGGCGAACAGCCCGCCGGGCGAGCGATCGAGCGCCGCCACGCAAGCCGGGTTCAGCCATACGCATTCGGTGCGCAGCACAGTGCCGCGGTTGCCGCTGGCGCGCGCGCTGGTGGTGTGCTTCTGCCAGCCCTCGAGCTCAGTCTCGTACATCGCGCTCGGGTAGCCGCACAGCACGACGAAACCCTGCAGGCGCTTCAGCACACCGAGCAGCTCGGCGTGGTCAAGCGGCCCCATCTCGTGCCGGTAGTAGCGGTCGATCGCATACCGGTCGCGCGTCTCCGGCAGGTAGGGCGGGTCGACGAAATGCAGGGTGTCAGGTGCGTCGTGTTGGATCAGCACCGACGTCGCCGGCCGCTGCTCGATCACCACGCCCTGAAAGCGTTCGCCGACGCGCCCCAGGCCGGCGGGGTACTTCGACCACACGTGCGAGGCGGTGCCGTACTTACGGCGCGTGTCGATGCGAAAGCCGCTGCGGCCCTTCGTGGACCCGGCCGATCCGAACGACATCGACGCACGCACGGCGGTGCGGCGCGCGCGCTCGATAGGGTCGTCAGTAGGCTCCCAAGCGAGGTCGAACTCGTCGCGCGCGTACGGCGTCAGCGCGCAGCTGTCGATCACCACCGCGCGCGTCGTCGGGTCGCGCAGCACGCGGAAGAAGTTGACGATGTCGCCATCGAGGTCGTTGTAGACCTCGGCGTAGCAGCGCGGCTTCTGCAGCAGCACTCCTGCAGCGCCGCCAAACGCCTCGGTGTAGCAAACGTGCGGCGGGAAGAACTGCATCGTCCACGACGCAAGCCGAAACTTGGCGCCGTGGTAGCGCAGCGCGGGGCTTTCGACCGTCACGACGGCACCCCGTACAGCGCCACGATGCGCAGCGCCTGCGCGCGCGTGAGCTTCAGCGCTGTGCCGCCGACTTCGATCGATAGCGAGTCGTCGTGCCAGCGCGCGGCCTTGAAGTCGTCGCTCGGCTCATCCTGTTGCTCGTAGGCGCTGCGCGGTGCGGCTGCACTGCTGCAAAAAAGCGGCGCGCTCGGCGCTTGCGTTGCGCGACGCGCGTCATCGGCCCAGCGCGCCCTGATGTGCGCGGTGTCCGCCAGCGTGCGCGCGACTTCCGACGGCGCCGACTCCAGAGTGATCGCCTCAGCCTTGCGGTTGGCTCGATCGATGTCGACGCCATCGGGCTTCTGGAACATCGGCGCGCGGTTCTGTTCCAGCGCGTGTTCCACATCGATACCGTTGGCGATCGCGCGCTGCACCGGCTTTGAAAGTTCGGCCACCACGGCGCTAGGCAGCGGCGCCCCGTGGCCATTGCGCGCCAGCTCGAGCACTTCGCTGTGCGACGGCGCGGGACGCGCGTGCGCGTGGTCTTCGTCGTCGACGGTTGGTGTGCGATCCGACTTGCCAGCCCCGAGCCGATACATGATCGGCCGCTGCGTGCCCGGCCGCGTGAACTTGACGACCAGCCCGTGCTTGATCGGGGCCTCGAGCGATATCAGCAGCGTCTGCACATCGACGTCGAGCGCCTCAGCCCAAGGCGCAAGCCGCACGTCCGCGTCGCTTCCCTGCTTCTGCAGCCACGCAATCGCGCGGAATGGAATCGTCCCAGGGCGCGGTTGGTACGCCATCACCGCACCGCCTTCGCCGCGCACGTCTGCGCCTCGGCGGCGTAGCGGCCGGGCCCGAGCGCGCTGAACTCGCCGCGGTGCGTCGGCGACACGTGATAGCGCGGATCGACCAGCGTCGCCGGCGCGTTGAACTTCACCGGCGCTGCTGGCTTCTCCGGGTGCCCGTGCCGCCGCGCCCCGCTGGTGCTGCTGCGACTCGACTGCCGCAGCCTCATGTTCGGCCGGTACATCGGCGCGAGGTGGGCCCAGGCATCGGCATGCGCCTGCGAGGCGAAGAACTGATGCACGAGCACCCCTTGGTGCTGCACCTGCCCTTCGATGCGGAACAGTCGGCGCGCGGCGACGAGGTTGGCGAGCGTGCCGGATGCCGCGCTCTTGCCGATGCCGTGCTCGGCGAGCTCCGGCGTGTTGGTGCCGCACGCGCGCGCGGCGAGTTCGAGCACGCGCTCGGTCAGGGTAGGCACGTGGGTTGCCCTCCGGGTTCGCGGACGGTGCGATCGCCGCCCGCTGCTGTGGTGTTGCCGTGATGCGCACGCGCGGCGCGCGGGCAGATGTAGGCGTGCGACTGGTGCATGGCTGTCAGCCCTCCCCGCGCAGCGTGGCCAGCAGCCCAGGCAGGTCACGCAGCACCTGCTCGACGCCGGCAAGGGCGCGCGTGCGCCGCGCTTCCGCTGCACCTGGCGCGTACTTCGCCGCCAGGTACTCGATCACCGACATCACGTCGTCGGTCGCCGCGCAGTACGCCTCGAGGTCGTCGAGGTTGAACCGGTTCGCGTCGCCGTCCTTCTGGCTCAGCTTGCGCGACAGCGTGGTCGGGCTGAGATCCATCTTCGCGGCCAGCGTCGCCGCGTGAAGCCGCAGCTCCTGCACCCTGAACGCGACGAACTCGCGCAGCGAGGGGAATCGCTCCGGCAGCGCGGGCTCGAAATTCAGCGTGAGCTGCGACGGTGGCAATTCGTTTTGCCACCCGTTGCCACCAGCGGGCGGACTGCGGCGATGGACACTGCGAGCCATGTCAGCAGACCGGCCGCAGCGCCGGTGCGCCGACACGAACAACAAGAACGGGGAAAGAGCGATGCAGACCGATGCCGGCCGCGCAAGAGGGTGTGCGCCCTGCCCGGGTTACGCTGGTGATTGCCACATCAACCAGCCCCAGGAGGGCGCACATGGAGAAAGCGGATTCAGTCCTGCTGCTCGAAGCGATCGATGCTCGGCGGCGCAAGTTCACGCACGAAGACGGCTCGACCGAGGATGTGCTGGGTCTGTTCATCACGGTCAAGCGCAGCGTCGACGGCGTACTGCTCGAGATGCAGTTGCCGGAGATCCTTGTGCAACTGCACGCGGCGTTGAAGCTGCCGGGGGCCATACACGATGCATTGGCCCGGCACTTTCCAGACGAGCTATCCGCTTGGATTGCGGCCAACCACCAGTCAGGATCCGCGTCGACGGACCTGCACTGATCACATGGAAGCCGGCGATGCGTCTGATCTCGTCGGCATCGAACAGCCCGCCGCACGTCGCATCGAGCGCCGACGGATCGACCGCGCTCGCCACGGGCACCGCAGGCACACGCACCGGCGCGAACGCAGCGAACACAGCCCCGAACAGCGAGCGGCGGCGCATGTCAGGCGGCCTTGGCGGTGGCGGTGAGCAGGTACTCGCGCAGTTGCGTCAGCGTGGCGAAGCCTGGATTCGGGATCTTCCCGCGCACGAACTGTGAGATCCACGAGTAGCTGACCTTGGACTCGGCCGCGATCAGCTTCCAGTCGCCGCGCCTGCTCTCCAGCAGGTCACGGACCTCCATGTCGAGGGGCTTGGCGTCTTCCATGGGCGCCAGTATCGCAAAGTTTTGCGGCTTTGAGAAGCAACACTTTGCGAGCACCCATCAACAGACTGCCGCCATGCGGCAAAAATCCATAAATGAGATCGTCGCTGACGCCCTCAAGCACTACATGGGCGACCGGTGGAACCAGTCCACGTTAGGCAAGGCGGCTGGCGTCGCTCCCAATACGGTCGGCAACGCGATGAACCCTGAGCGGCGCGAAGCGTCGGCTTCCGGCAAGGAACCATCGATCACGCTCACGCAACTGGATCGCATCGCGCAAGCGCTTGGAGTGACTGTCGCCGACCTGGTCAGCGACCGCACTGCGCACGATCGCGCTCTGATCCTCCGCGAGCGCGCCGCTGAGTACTACAAGGAGCACGGAGAATTGCCGAGTTGGGCGCCGCACGAGCAACCCCATGGGAAACGCCTCGGCGCAGGGTGAGCCTGGGGCACGTGTACAGGCTGCCGCGCGCATTGGCGCGACGCGTCCACAGAATTGCGGACTTCAAACCCCTGGTTCGGGTGGAAGCAATCGACCGGAGTTGGGGGCTCTACTGAGGGAGAAACGAGCATGCGGAAAATCCTGACCCTGATCGTGGTGGCAGTCTCCGGCTGCGCGGCACCCGTCTACGTCCTGAGCGACGAGGAGCGGCAACAGCTCGCTCAACCGGTCGAGTGCCGCGGCGCAGAGCCTTGTTCGGCGCTATGGCGGCGTGTGCAGGCCTGGGTCGCCCGCAATTCCGGCTACAAGATCCAGACTGCCAGTGATGCCATCGTGCAGACGTTCAATGCGCAGGACTACTCCACTTCCTGGGCCATGCAGGTTGTGCGTGAGCCTGTTGGCAACGGGGTCGAGCGACTGAGCTTCAGCGCATCCTGCGGCCGCGCGCCCATCTGTGGCCAGTCCGCAGATCAGGTCAGAGCACGCTTCCATCGCGAGATGCGTTAGGCCCCACCGCGACCCCTGCCCAGCCCGCCGAGTGCGGGCTTTTTCACGCCTGCGCGACAGCCTCGCAAAGTTTTGCTTGACGCTAGCGCAAAGTTTTGCGAGACTGCTCCCCATCGTAAACGGGAGCCCCAGATGCAAACCACCTTTCAGATCGCCGTGCTGCGCGCCAAGTGCGTCGCGCGGCGCAGCGCCAAGCGCGCGGCCGAACTGCTGATCGCGGCCGGCGCCGAGTTCGCCGACGCGGTGCGGTTCGTTCTGTCGGTGCTGCGCTCGCAGCGGGTGTCCGCATGAGCGCCAGCACTCCCGCCCTCGACCGAGCCGTGATGCGCCTGCTGCGCGCAGTAGCCGACCAGATGCCGCCGCGTCCTCCGATGTACTTCGCTGCCTGTGGCCGGCGCCGCGGGTTCCTGTCGGTGTCGGACATGCAGGCCTACGAGGTCGGCTACTGGAGCCACCGAGACGGCGCGGCGATGCCCGCGGAGCGCGGCCCGGCGTTCGACGGCTGGATGGATCGCGCAGCGGAGCCGACCGAGCGGATGGTGAGCGATCCGGCGCTGGTGCGCGTGCGCGACCTGGGCACCGGCATGCAGTCGGTGGTGCTGCTGTGAACCGCCTGCACACCACACCACCCGAGCCCCTGGGCTGCCGCGAGTGGCGCGCCTTCTTCGACCCCGAGGGTCCGCAGGGCATGGGTCGGACCGAAGCCGCCGCGATCCGCGATCTGGTGATCGAGCGCGTCGAGGACTGGACCGCGCACCCCGAGGACTTGCCGCGCATCGTCGCGGCGCTGGAAGCGAAGCCATGAGCGCGCAGCACACGCCGGGGTCGTGGCACGTCCAAATCTACACCCACGAACCGTCGGCGGTTGTGGTCGATCGCGATGGATTTCCGATCGTTGATCTGGCCGCCGGTCGGCCGTACATCGGAGCATTCCGCGCCAACGCTCTATTGATCGGGCAGGCGTCCGCGTTGCTCGAGCAGGCGCGCCGCTTTCAGACAGCGCTGCGGCAGATCAACAACGGCACATGGTCGCAGCGCGACGTGCTCGCGATGCTGCCCGAACTCGACGCCGCGATCGCCAAAGCCGAGGGCCGGTCATGAGTGCCGGCTACGTCACGTTGTTGGGCGCCGAGGATGTGCAACGCGCTGGCAACAGTATGCGCGCCGCTGCCGACGACATGCTTCGCGCGGCCGCAACGATGGAAGCGGCGGCGGAGCGGTTGGCTCGGGCGATCGACGATGGCGCACAGCGCATGCAGGACGCCGCTGATCGCATCGCCAAAGCGACAGGTGCCGCATGACGCCGCGCAACACCGCCCACGCCGAGCGCGTGCTGTCGAACCTTGAGGCGCAGGGCTCGCAGCAGTGGCCGCTGGGCACTGCGCCAGTCATCGTCAACGCCGCCGTGCAGACGAAGGCCGCGGCCGTTGACCTTGCCGCGATGCTGCGCCGCGCCGAGCACCACCTCGCCAGCCTGGCGCTCGTCGAGGGCATCAAGCCCGAGGTCGCTCGCACGGCGCTGGCGTTCGTCAACGAGTCGCGCGCGCTGCGCCGGCGCTTGGGAGTGGTTCGATGAACGACGACCTTCTGCGCGAGACGCGCGAGACGCTGCAGATCGCGCGCGAAGCGATCACAGCGAAGCAACAACGGATCGAAGGCGGCGGCCCGGCGTTCCCGAGCCACGGCTCGATGGGCGAGGTCGCACAAGAGGGCATGACGCTGCGCGCCTACCTCGCCGCGCACGCACCGACGCTGCCCAGCCCCGTCAGCCGCTTGTTCGCCGAAGCCCGCGCGCTGGCCAAAGGCAAGGGCATCGAGGCGGACCTGAACGACTACGCCCACGAGGCCGCGAACTGGGCGGTGCTGTACGCCGACGCGGTGATTCGACGACTGGAAAAACGATGATCAACCACCGCACCATGACCGGCCCGCGCCGCGTCGACACGCGCTGGCCGCAGACCGTTGTGATGCCGCGCCGCGCTGAGCGCACGCGCGACAACCCCTACCGCCGGCAGCAGAGCCAGGGCCCGAACTGGGGCCTGTGCCTGATGTGCGCCGGCGCGGCGTTCCTGGCGTTCGCGTCGCTGCTGTACGCCTGCACGGGGCCGGCGCAATGAGCCCCATCGTTCACATCCGCACGCGCACGTGGCTCGACAACCTGATCGCGACGCTGCGCATGCGCTACCTGCGCTGGCAGTTGCACGACAACGACCGCTATCTGCGCCAGCTCGAGCGCGCCGTCGTGGCGCATCGCCGCGAATCGCAGCGGCTGCGCTGCGAACTCGCGCACTGGGAACGCTGATCCATCACCACAACCGGAAACCAATCATGTCCACTGAACAGTCCACCCAAGTCGCCCAGGCCGTTGCCGTGGTCGAAAAGTCTTCACAGACGTTCGACCTCAGCCCGCGCAATTTCGAGCAGGCGCTGGAGTTCAGCAAGTACCTGGCCGACAGCGAGCTCGTGCCGAAGGACTACCGCGGCAAGCCGGGCAACTGCCTCATCGCGATGCAGTGGGGCGCTGAGGTCGGCTTGAAGCCGCTGCAGTCGCTGCAGAACCTCGCGGTGATCAACGGTCGGCCGAACCTGTGGGGTGATGCCGTCATCGCGCTGGTGCGGGCCAGCCCACTGTGCAAGTACGTCATCGAGGAAGACGACGGGCGCACCGCCACCTGCAGAACCTGGCGCGTCGGCGCGCCATGCGAGCAGGTCGAGCGGTTCGGCGTCGATGACGCAACGACGGCCGGGCTGTTCGGCAAGCAAGGCCCGTGGACGCAGTACCCGAAGCGCATGCGCAAGATGCGTGCGCGCGCCTTCCTGCTGCGCGATGTCTATCCCGATGTTCTGCGCGGCTTGCCGATCGCCGAAGAGTCCATGGACATGGCCATCGAGCGGGACATGGGCATGGTCGAAGAGGTCGCAACACCGGCGCCGCCCGCGCTGCCGCCGTACCCGCAGGCCGACTTCGTCAAGAACCTGCCGGAGTGGACCAAGGTCGTCGAGTCCGGCCGCAAGAGCGCGCAGGCGCTGCTGTCGATGCTCTCGACGAAGGCGACTTTCACCGAGGCGCAAAAGGCCCAGATCCTGAAGCTCCGCGCGCCGGCCCCCGAACCGGCGCCGCCGGCGCAAGTCCCGGCAGAGCACGCCGAATTCGTCGCCGCGATGGATGGTTCTCAAGGGAGCGAGAAATGAAGATTCACGACCTGGTGCAAGGCTCGCCAGAGTGGCGGGCCCATCGCGCACAGCACTTCAACGCCAGCGACGCGGCGGCGATGATGGGGTGCAGCGCCTACAAGACGCGCGCCGAGCTGCTGCGTGAGACGCACACCGGCGTCGTGCCGCAGGTGGATGCCGGCACGAAGAAGCGCTACGACGCCGGCCATCGGCTCGAAGCGCTGGCCAGGCCGCTGGCCGAGGAGTTCATCGGCGCCGAGCTGTACCCAGTTACCGGATCGGAGGGCCGACTGTCGGCCAGCTTCGACGGGCTGACGATGGACGAGACGACCGGCTTCGAGCACAAGCATCTGAACGCCGAGTTGAAGGCCATCTTCGCGAGCGGCACGGACGATGAATGCGGCCGCCTGCTGCCCGCCATGCATCGAGTGCAGATGGAGCAGCAACTCCTGATCAGCGGCGCGCAGCGCATCTTGTTCATGACGAGCGATTGGACCGCCGAGGGCGAGCTGATCGAGGAGCAGCACTGCTGGTACTACTCCGACCCGGCGCTGCGCCAGCAGATCATCGACGGCTGGATCCAGTTCGAGAAGGATCTCGCTGCCTACGTGCTGCCGCCGAGCGCCGAATCCGCGCCCGTCGGCAAGACGCCCGAGACGCTGCCGGCGCTGCGCATCGAGGTCACCGGCATGGTCACGGCCAGCAACCTCGCCGAATTCAAGGAAACAGCGCTCGCCGCGATCCGCTCGGTCAACCGCGAGCTGAGCACGGATGCGCATTTCGCCGATGCCGAGAAGGCGGTGAAGTGGTGCGCCGATGTTGAGTCACGCCTGCAGGCCGCGAAACAGCACGCGCTCAGCCAGACGGCGACCATCGATGCGCTGTTCAAGACGATCGACGACATCAGCGCCGAGGCGCGGCGCGTGCGCCTGGATCTCGACAAGCTGGTGACACGCCGCAAGACCGAAGTGAAGGAAGAAGCGATCGACCGCGCACGCAAGTCGCTCGCCGCCCACATCACCGCACTGAACGCTGAGCTCGCGCCAGCGTTCTTGAAGGTGCCGGTGTCCGACTTCGCGGGCGCGATCAAGAGCAAGCGCTCGATCGACAGCATGCAGGAGTCGTTGGACACGATGCTGGCCGCCTGCAAAATCGGAGCCGATGCGGCGGCACGTGCCGTTCGCGCGAACCTCGCTACGTTCCGCGAGCGTGCAGCGGGGTTTGAATTCCTGTTCGCGGACCTGGGCCAGATTGCACTGAAGGCTGCAGACGACTTCGGCACTTTGGTTCAAGCGCGCATCGACGCGCACAAGGTCGCCGAGGCCGAGAAGGCGCGCAAGGCTCAGGAAGCCGCGGCGGAGCGCCAGCGCCAGGCCGAAGCAGCCGAGGCTGCCCGCGTTTCCGCAGCGGCTCTGCAGACGGCTGCCGCTCCCGCGCCCGTTCAGGCCGCGCCAGTGCCCGCAGTGCTGCCCATGCGGCACGCGGCGTCGATCCCTGCGCCGCGTGCCGACGAGCCAGCGACGCTGAAACTCGGAACGATCTGCGAGCGCCTCGGCTTCACGATCAGCTCGGCTTTCATGCACGAATCGTTGGGCATCAAGCCCGCTCGCGTAGAGGGTGCATCGAAGCTGTATCGCGAGAGCGATTTCCTGCGCATCTGCGCAGCGCTTCAGGTGCACATCGGGCGCCTAGCCGAGAGCGTCGAAGCGCAGACGATGCGCGCGAGGGCTTGAGCATGGCCACCACCACACCCGATCCCGACATTTGGGTTGTCGTCTGCCAGAACGACCGGCCGCACCCACGGTGGGGTGCCGACGAAGGCGGTCCGCTGGTGCACGAGACGTACACACGCGGCGCCACGCGCGAAGCGGCGATGAAGCGTGCCGACGAACTCAAACGATGGGGCCCGTGCCGCATCGCTCGGCTCGTCTTCGACGACATAGTGCCCGACCCGTCCGACATGCTCGACGCGTTGCGGCAATGGCGCAACGCCGAGCGCGCCGACGACGGCAAAGAGTTCGCGAACGCGCAGCGCGCCCGCGATGAACTGCTCGCGAAGGTCGAAGACCCGCCAGCGGTGAACACGTCGTTCTGATCAACGGGGCGTCCACGCGGGCCATGTCCCTCCCTCCCAACGCCGCGGCACCGATGGCGAACGGTGCCGGCCCCACCCTTCACCAGCAGGAGCAACCTTTGACCGAACAGCAGACGCTCGACCTACCCGGCCCGCGGATCTCACGCATCACGATCGGCCGGCTGCACAACCTCGGCAACTATGAGCACGTGCGGTATGAGGTCACGGTCGACCTGCCGCCCGGCACGTCGCCGGCGAGCGTGCTGCACCGAACCGAACAGTTGCTGAATGCGCTCGAGCCGCGCGGGCCGTACAGCCTCTCGGAAGTCAGCAATGCGCTGCGCGAGATTCGGAAGCCGATGCCGAAGCTGGCCGACTTCGTGGATGGCCGCGGCGCCTACAACGACGCCGAGCAAAGCCTGCGGCACGCCACCCTCGAGCGCGAACGCGCCGAGTCGCTGCTGAAACGACATGACGAATGGCGCGCGCGGCGCGATGCAGCTCACCGACGGTTCGACGAGCTTGGCGGCGTGTCGGTCTACACCGACGCGAAAGACCGCTGGGACGAAGACGAGATCCCGTACTGACCCACCACCACCAACAGGAGCGACCCGCATGCTTTTCCAGATCACCGATTTCACTGAGGCGCGACTGAACACTGTGACCCCGCGATCAGAGCACCACGGCGAAGACGAAAAGCCCGCCGTCACACTGGGCGTCGAGGTGACCACCAGCGGCGCGATCCTCGACACGATCGACAAGGATCTGCGCGGCCGCGCGTTCAAGCGCAACGGCACCAAGCCGCTGCCGGGCATGGAAGACGCGCTGACCGTCTTGGCATGCAACAGCATCGAATACATCGCAGTCGCGAAGAAGTTCGAAGGCTGGACGCTCGAAGTCGATACCGACATCGACGACGAGAAGGCGATGACCTTCGGCGGCTGCAAGATCGACAAGCTCAAGGTCGAGCCGCTGCAAGGCGGCAGCGTGAAGCTGCGCATGCGCATCGGCACCAACGACATCGACGCGGCGAGCAGCGGCATGCTGAACATGCACGTCGGGCAACCGATCTGGATCAAGGTGACGCCGCCGAAGCCCGGCGAAGGCAAGCCGACGCCCGACGCCAACGGCAAGCAGCCCGACGCGACCGATATGTTCGTCGCCGAGCACGGCGAGAAGGCGGCCGGCGCGACGCCAGCGAAGAAGACAGCCGCGAAGAAGCCGGCGCCAGAGCACGCCGCGGCGAAGGGCAAGGCAAAGCCGGGAAAGCGGTGACGGCCGAGCCGGTGCGATCTGCAACCGGCTGGCCGTTCCCGCGCGAGTTCAACGACGAGAAGGGGCTTTGATGGATCACCGTACCTACGGCGAGACACGCAACTGCAAGGGTTGTCGCTACTGGTCAGAAATGATCGCCGGCAACGTGCACAACGGCGGCGGCGCGATCGAAGCGCTGTGCCTCGCGCCGAAGCCGGCGCCGTTCCATGGGAAATACAAGAACCCGCGGAGCACGTGCGAAGCGTGGGCCAGCGGGCACCTGGGAGCGGTCGACGAACCCGGCGCCGATGTGTTTCGCTACGAGCGCGAGGCGGCAGCATGAAGAAACTAGCCGCTTGTTTGCTGCTACTGACGGCGCTGTCCGCTGGCGCGCAATGGCACCTGAACTTCCCCACGCAGGCGGCGTGCGCCGATGCGGCCGCCTCTGTCGTCGGGCCCGCTGGTGGCGCGACAACCTGCACCACCTCGCGCACGGTATCAATCCCGGTGCCGGTCAGCATCACCGCCCACGGCGCGAAGTGCGACGGCGCCGATGACCACGCCGCCATCACCCGCGCGATCTCCGCGGCGAAGGCGAAGGCGCTGCCGGTGCTGATCCCGGCCGGATCGTGCGCCTACAGCGACGTCATCCACCTCGACGGCGTCAAGCTCACTGGCACCGGCGATGCCTCGGCCCTCTTCGCGCTCAATCCGCTGCGCTCCGCGATCGTGCTGCAGGGCACCGGCGCCGAGGTGCGCAGCCTGCGCCTGACCGGCAACGCCACGGCGCGCGGCTCCACGCGCGAATCCTCGCGCATCGTGGCGCACGGCGCGACCAAGTGGATGGTCGACGGCGTGCTGATCGACAACGCAGCCGGCGCTGGCATCCGCTCCGACAACAGCAGCAACGGCACGGTTTCGAACAACCGCATCACCGGCACGCTTGCCGATTCGATCCACATCACCGACCGCTCGAGCTACATCACCGTAACCGGCAACACGATCCGCAACAGCGGCGACGACGGCATCGCGGTGGTCTCCTACAAGCCACAGGGTGGCGTCGTGCACCACGTGACCGCGAAGGGAAACACCATCAGCGACAACAAAGGCGGGCGCTCGATGTCAGTCGTCGGTGGCTCGGACGTGCTCTACGAGGGCAACCGGATGACGAACAACGTCGGCGCCGCGTGCCTGTACCTGGCACAGGAGGCGAGCTACAACACCTACCCGGTGTCGCGGTTCGTCGGCCGCTACAACACGCTGGCGACCTGCGGAAACCCGGCCATCGGGCACGCGGCGGTGATGCTTTTCACCTCGGGCACCGCTGGCGACAGCAATACGAATGTCACGCTGACGCGCAACGACATCAGCCAGGCGGCGCGCGGCATCCGCGTATTCGGCAGCAACACCGGCGTCGTGCTCGACAGCAACAAGATCGACTCGCCGCAGCCGCTGGTGATCCAGATCGAGGGCGTGAGGGTGGTGCCGTATTCGACTGGGCTGGCGGGGGTTCAGTGAGCGCATCAAAGTTCCCCATCGCGATGCTCGGCCAGCACCTTGCCATCGTTGGCAAGGCCGGCAGCGGCAAGACCTACGCCGCCAAGGGCCTGGTCGAGATCCTGCTCGCGGAAAAGCGCCGCGTCTGCATCCTCGACCCCACCGGCGTGTGGTATGGCCTGCGCAGCTCGGCCGACGGCAAGCGCGCCGGCTACTCGGTGGCAGTGTTCGGCGGCCCGCACGCCGACGTGGCGATCGCTGATCAATCCGGCGCGGCGCTGGCGCACCTGGTGGCCACGAAGAACCTGCCGACGATCATCGACCTGTCTGAAATGCTGATCGGCCAGCGGCACCGGTTCGTGACCGACTTCGCCGAAGCGCTCTATCGCGACAACCGCCAGCCGCTGCACCTCGTGATCGACGAGGCCGACGAGTTCTGCCCTCAGAACCCGCTGCCCGAGACGAAGCGGATGCTGCACCACGTCGACCGCATCGTGCGCCGCGGCCGCGTGCGCGGCTTCCGGGTGACGCTGATCACACAGCGGCCGGCGGTGCTGCACAAGAACGTGCTGACGCAGGCGAACACGCTGATCGCGATGCGCCTGACCGCGCCGCAGGACCGCAACGCGATCAAGGCGTGGGTCGACGGACAGGGCGACGCGGTGCAGGGAAAGGCGGTGCTCGATTCGCTGGCGCGCCTGCCGCGCGGCGAGGGCTGGGTGTGGGCGCCCGAGCTCGACTTTCTGCAGGTGGTGCCGTTCCCGAAGATCACCACGTTCGACAGCTCGCGCGCGCCGGACGAAGGCGACCAGGTCGTCGAGCCGACGAAGCTGGCGGCCGTCGACCTGGCCGAGATCAAAGAATCGTTCGATGCCGTCGAGCAGGAAGCGCGCACGCTGGTGGAGCTGAAGGCCGAGGTCGCGGCGCTGAAGCGCAAGCTCGCCGCGGCCGAGAAGACGCTGCCGAGCGTGCGCGGCCCGAGCGAGGCCGAGGTGCAGCGCCGGATCCGCGAGGCCGTTGCGGCTGCCGCGCCAGCCGGCGTCACCGCATCCAAGACGCTGCGCGCCGCCGTCGAGAAGATCGCCGCAGGCCTGCAGGCGGTGCAAGCTGAACTCGCCGGCGTGCCGGTCGACATCGTGCCGCGTGCCCGCACAGTGGTGCGCACAGATCCCGCGCCAGCGGCGCGCAACGGCACCCCGCACGCCACCGTCGACGGCCTGCGCGCCGGCGCCGTGCGCATCCTGCAGGAGCTGGCCGCGCGCGCGCCAGCGGGCTACAGCCGGCCCCAGGTGGGCGGCCTGACGCAGTTCGCGCACAAGGGCGGGACCTTCACGACGTACATCGGCGACCTGCGCCGCTCAGGCTTCATCGAAGAGCGCGGCGGCCTGATGTACGCCACCGAAGCCGGGATCGCAGCGCTGGGCGACAAGGTGCCGGCGGCGTCGACATCGCACGACGAGGCGATGGCGCTGTGGCGCAAGGCGCTGCGCTCGGGCGCGTTCGCGATGCTCGAGGCGATCGTCACGGCCGGGCGCGACGGAATCTCGCGCGACGACGTCGCGGCCGCGGTGGGTATGACCGCCAGCGGCGGCACGTTCACCACCTACCTGGGCGACCTGCGCCGCAATGGCCTGATCACCGAGCAGCACAAGCGCTGCACGGCGAACGACATCCTGTTCCCAAAGGGGCGCGCGTGAACTGCGAGCACATGGACTTTCGCGCGGCGGTCGGGGTCGTTCGACTGACGGACGACAAGGGCGTGACCAACGGCTTCATGGCCGAGATCCGCATCTGCTGCGTCGCATGCGGCGTGCCGATGCAGTTCCTCGGCCTCGAGCCCGGCTGCGACACGCAGGGCGCGCGCGTCAGCATCGACGGGCTCGAGGCAAGCATCGCCATCACGCCGGAAGGCACGCGGCCGAATCCGCTGCAGCGCATGGCCTACAGCATCGGGAGGTTCGATGGCTGAATACACGCCGATCAGTTGGTGCGATCGCACCTGGTCGCCATGGGAAGGGTGCACGAAGGTCAGCAACGACCCGCAGACGGGCGCATGCGTCGGCTGCTATGCCGAGCGCATGAACAAGTGGCTGCACCACGGCGAAAACTGGGGCCCGGGGGCGCCGCGTCGCCTGTTCAGCGCAGACCACTGGGACAAGCTCGAGCGTTGGAACCGCCAGGCCGAGAAGGCGGGCAAGCCGATCAGCGTGTTCCCCAGTGTGTGCGATCCGTTCGACAACGAGGTCGACGACTATCTGCGCGCGCACTTCTTCATGCAGGTCGAGCACACGCCATGGCTGCGCTGGTTGCTGCTGACGAAGCGGATCGGCAACGCCGCGAAGATGCTGCCGGCGCATTGGTTCGGCGACGGTGAATGGCCGAGTCACGTGCGCATCGGCGCGACCGTCGTGACGCAGGAAGAGGCCCAGCGCGACCTGCCGAAGCTGCTCGCGCTCGACTGCCCGAACTTCATCAGCGCCGAGCCGCTGATGGGGCCCCTCGACCTTGATGGCATATGGCTGCCGCTGTGCGACGGCCGCGGCGAGCACACGGCGAACGTGCTGCGCCCATCACTTGAGCACCGCCGCATCGATTGGGTGATCGCAGGCGGCGAGTCAGGCCCGCACGCGCGGCCGTCGCATCCGGATTGGTTCCGCTCGCTGCGCGACCAGTGCGCGGCCGCTGGCGTGCCGTTCCACTTCAAGCAATGGGGCGAGTGGCTGCCTTGCGAGACAGACTGCGGTTCACCTGGCGAGGCCTACGGCGTCGCCGATGACGGCAGCGACCGCGAACTGTCTGGCCGCAACACCGCTATCGCAACCCTCGCTGATCACCAGCAGATGGCGCGCATTGGGGCCAAGCGCGCCGGGCGCCTGCTCGACGGCGTCGAGCACAACGGGTTCCCCGCATGAACCCGATCCACCACCCCAGCACGAACGACGTGCTCGGCGCGCCGCCCGGCGTGCCTATCGACCAGTGCCGCCCGTTCTACATCACCCGCATCCAGTACGCCGACGGCAGTGGCGGCGTCGCGTCGTTCTGGCAGCCAACGCCCGAAGAGCTCGCGCTGCTGAACGCTGGCAAGCCGGTGCGGCTGACGTTCGATGCGCCGACGCACTTTCCGGTTTATGTCGGCGTCGATGGCGATGGGCTGCTCGAGGTCTGAATGCGGCACATGAGCTTCGCCCTCACCGAGCCGCAGCTGTTCGACCGATCGAAGACGGTGACGCGCCGCCTCGGCTGGGCCGTGCTGGTGCCCGGCATGCTGGTGCAGCCGGTGCGCAAGTCGATGGGCCTGCGCAAGGGCGAGCGCGTGCACCGCATCTGCTCGGCCGTCACGGTGGCCGGCGCGCGACGCGAGCCGCTGCGCCTGATGACCGACGACGAGGCCTATGGCCGCGCCGAGGTCGTGCTCGAGGGCTTCCCCGACCTGACGCCGCGGCAGTTCGTCGAGATGTTCTGCGACACGCACAAGCGGTGCACGCCCGAGACGGTGGTCACGCGGATCGAGTTTCGGTATGGCTGACTCGCTGAAGGCCCTTATCGCCGAGGCGCGTGCGCTGGCCAACGACCACCCGTGCGCCAGCACCGGACACCTGTGGGAAAGCGACGGCGGCCGCGCCTGCCCGCGCGCGTGCATGGCAGCGAGTCAGGCGGTCTATCGCTGCGCGCGCTGTGGCGCTTTCGACTACGGCGAGCCAGGTGGCCCGGGGCACCGCGATTGCTTCCTCGAGGGGCCGTGCGATGTGCAGTGCGAGGTCGACGATGCCTGACCGCTTCGTCTTCGTCGCCTGCCACCGCGGTGCGCGGGTCAAGCTGCTTCGGCTGCAGCGCGAAGTGCAGCCGGAGGCGTTCGAACTGATCGAAGCGTTCGGCAGTCCGACGCCGCACAAGTCCTACGGTCTCGTCCAGCGCGTCGGCACATCGACGCACTACCGTTTCGGCGGCACGAAGCGCGAGCCGTACGCGCTCGAGCTGCGAGCGGTGCAGCGGCTGACCTGGCCAGCTGACGCCGAGGTCGACCTGCGCACGGCGCGCGAGCGACGCGACGCGCGGCGCGGCATCAAGAATTACACCGTCGCCGAGGAAAACGCCATTCTCGCCGAATGGCAGGCGCGCCAGCGGGCGAAGCGCCCGGTCCGGGAGACGGTCAAAGCGGGCAGCGATGCGCACCTTGCGCGCGCGCTGCGCACGGGGTCGTGATGGCTGCCATCCGCCTACCCGATCGGTCGATCGTGAACTGGGATACCGGTGCGCACACGTCGCTCGACCTCGACAAGCGCCTGCGCTGCGACTTCAGCGAAGACGGCAACGGCCAGTCCCGCTGCTGGATATGGGAACGCCACCGCGACGACCCGCGCAAGCTCTTCTGCCGCTACTACGGTGTGCTGCCGAAGCACAGCGCGCCGGCGGTGGTCGACGACTTCGGCGACCTGGTGCTGCTGTCATGACCGACGACCTGCACCTCAACCGCGACCAGCTCGCTGCCCTGACCGGCACCGTGCAGCCGAAGCGCATGGTCGCGTGGCTCGAGGCGCGGCATTGGGTATTCGAGCCGCCGGCGCGCCGCGGCGACATCCCCAAGGTGGCCATCGCGTACCATGCGGCGCGCATGACCGGCCAGCCTGATGAGCCGATCTCGCCCGATCTCGCTGGCCCGGATTTCAGCCCCGTGCATTGGCTGGATCAGAACTGGGCCGGCCTGGTGCTATCGCCTCGTGATCTCCCGGGGATCGACTTCGATACGCCTGACGCTGCACCGGTGGCCGCAGGCGTGTACTTCTTGTTCAGCGACAACGAACTGCTCTACGTTGGCCTGAGCAACAACGCTCGGCAACGTCTCCTCGAACACTGGCGTCAAGGTGAGATCCCGTTCGACAACTTCAGCTTCATCGAGTGCCGGCACGGCGTCTATCCGCATGTCGAGCTCGCGTACATCGATGCGCTCGAGCCGCCGTACAACACCCTATACGGTGTCGCAACATGGGATGGGCACGCACGAATGGTGCAGCGCATCCGCGATGTATGGGGAGCGGCGCGTTTATGACCGCCTGGTTCACCGACGCCGAGGTCACCCAGCTCGCGGGCAAGCTGGTGCAGGATGAGGCGCGCGCGCGCTACCTGCGCGGGCTGGGGCTGCGCGTCGATCGGCGGCCCGGCGGCGGCCTGACCGTCTGGCGCCCCGGCCAGGCGCCAGGCGAGTCGGTGCAGAATCCGCCCGCTGACGATGATGGCGTGGTGGTCGGCCTGCAGCAATGGGCGACGAAGCGAAGGGACAGGAGGGTGCACCGGTGAAGCACAAGGTCGCCGAGCTCGAGGGCGAATCGCTGGATCTAGCGGTCGCCAAGGCACAGGGCGCAGCGATCGAGCATGCGAACTTTGGACGTGGCTGGATGGTGGGCGTACCCGGTATCAATGGTGCGCGAGTCGTTGGGCTGCCGCCATCGTCGAGCATGGCTTATGCGCCGTCGGTGCTGTGGGCCCAGGGCGGGCCGATCATCGAGCGCGAGCAGATTCGGCTTGAGCCCTTCAGCATCGGCGGGCTGCTGGAGTGGCGTGCGCACTCACGCAAGCATCCGAGCGTCGGACCCATCGTCGGCCTGACGCCGCTGATCGCTGCGATGCGCGCGGTCGTGGTGGCCAAGCTGGGCGCCGAGGTCGAGCTGCCGTGACGCTGAGCGTCTGATGGGTCGCAGACGCAAAGACGGTGACCCGTTCGGCCTGGCCGGCACGCGTATCGTCTGCCGCCGTGGCAAGTTCTACTACCCGCACCGCGACGGCCGCTGGGAACCGCTCGGCGCCGATGTGGCGGTGGCCAAGCGCATCGCGGCGCGCATCCGCAACCCTGGCGAGGCCTTCGGCACGCTGGGCTATTGGTTCGGCGAGTTCCTGACCGACTGCCGCGCGCGCGTCAAAGCCGGCACCATGTCGTCGCGCACGCTTGCCGATTACGAGGGCTACGCGGCCGACGATGGCCCCCTGGTGGCCGCCTTTGGCAAGCGCTACCCCGAGCAGATCACGCCCGACATGGTGCAGGCATACCTTGAGTTCAATGCGAGCCTGAGCCCGCCGCGGCCCGTGCCAGCGAACCGCGAGCGCGCGTTTCTGTCGAGCTGCATCAGCTGGCTGCTGCGCACGGGCAAGGTGCCGGGACTGAAGGTGAATCCGTGCATGCGCTCGAGCGGCGTGCAACGCAATCCGGAGCGAAAGCGCGAGCGCTACGTCACCAACGAGGAATACCTCGCGGTCTACGAAGCCGGCAACCGCGCCGTGCGTCTGGCCATGGAGCTCGTCTACCGCACGCTGCAGCGCCCCGAGATCGACGTGCTTGCGTGGACGGCCGCCGATGTGCGCAAGAAGGATGGCGGCAAGGTGTTGCACGTGCGCCAGCACAAGACCGGCCGGGTGCTCGACATCGCGCTCGAGGGCGCGCTCGGCGAGCTCGTCGAGCAGGCCATCGGCACGGTGCCAACGCTGCGGCAGCCGATCCTGCACCGCCTAGATGGCAAGCCCTACACCTACGATGGGCTGTCGGCGATGCTTCGCCAGGCGCAGGATCGCGTGCGAAGTACGCATTCGAAGGTAAGCGGTCCGCTGGCGACGATGGCACCATTTGGGCTACGCGACCTGAAGGGCAAGGGTGCGACGGACATGTGGCTGGCTGGTGTCCCGATCGAACAGATCCAGCTGCTGTGCGGGCACGCGAGCAAGACGACGACGGAGACGTACATCAAGGCACGTTGGCGACCAACGGCAAAACCCAACAATCGGCGCATCGGCTGAACGTCAATATCCAGTATCAGCCCGCCGCTCAGCGAAGGAAATCGGCGCGTGATACTCGCTCACATATTGGACGGTGCAGAGGCGATTGCCCAGCATCTACGCGGGCTGCAGGCCGATTTCAGGCGTCGTCTGTTAATCCGTAGGTCCCTGGTTCGAGCCCAGGTCGGGGAGCCAAGAAAATCAACAGGTTGGGCTGCACATACCGAGTGCGCTGATCGATCGAATTGGACGCGATATGGGCAGGCGTCCAATATCCAGTGCCTGCTGATACTGCTGGCCCTCGCCGCAGCGCCAGCGTTGGCTGGCGGCGGCCGCCTCGAGCAGTTGCACTTCATCCTGCGCCCCGACGCCTCGGGCTCGTGGTACATCCAGAACGACAAGGATCACGCCAGCATCGGCGTGCAGCACCTCGTCGAGCAGACCGACCAGCACCTGCGCGTGCGGTTCGAACGGAAGTACAGCCACGCGGTCGTCATCCAGATCACCAGCGACGACGAGTTCGGCGCCAAGGTGAGCGGCCACGCCAGCCTGGGCACCGACGCGGCGGTGATCTTCATCGTCGCCGACGGCAAGCGGATCAACCCGCGCGACGTCCGCAAGCACTACGCGGCGAGCGGCGGCAATCTGTGGTGCACGATCACCATGCTCGATCGATGAGCTGGCGCGACCTGCTGCGGCGGTGGTTCCCGCCCGGCCTCGACCAGCAGGCGGCGAACGCGCAGATCCTCGAGCTCGCGGCGCGCTTCCCGATCGGCAGCGAGGTGATGTACGCAGGCCAGCCGTGGCGCGTCATCGGCCACCGCGAGGTCGGCCTGTACGGGCCGTGGCTGTCGATCGGCGCCATCCCGATGTTGCTGCTGCGGCGCTCGGGCGAATGGGGTGAGCACACCGCCGGCCTGTCGTTTGACCAAGTTCGCGAACTGATGCGTGAGCAGCCGTCAGGCTACTGATCTTTCGGCGCGGCTATCGCATCGCCCCAGCGTTCACACCGCTCGCCGGCGGACGCGGCGGCATCAGCAAAGACTGCGCGCGCGACGCTTCTGACGTGGCATCGCTCGAGCAGCTCGGCGAGCACTCCGGTGGCCGCGACGGTTGCCTCGCGCTGTCGGGCATCGGCGGTATCCGCGCCGGCGTCGGCAGCGCGGGCGGCGTCGGCGACAACGGCCCCGAGCTGGGCGCGCAGCCCGACAACAGCAACACCAGCGCGGCCAGCATCGGCGCGCAGCTTCTCGGCTTGGGCTTGTCCATCACGGTCGATGCTCCTGGCAACGTCGGTCCACATGCGTTCTCGATCGCGCTCGCGCGCATCGGCGGCGCGCGCCTTGCGTTCCCAGTCGGCCGCCAGCGTGGCCGCAGCCGCGCGCTCGTGGGCCCAGGCGGCGCGCTCGCGATCGAGCCGGTGCTGCACGATGCTCGAGCCGACCTGATAGCCGGAGAAGCCCGCCAGCGCCGCAGCGGCGAGGCCGCTGATGGCCCACAATGGGATCACTTCGGGCAGCCAGCGACCGACGGTGCCACGGCGGCGACTTTCTGCGGCTTCGGCTTGCCGTTGCCATTCCCGGCCGCAGCAGCGGTGCGCACTGGCTTGTCGCTGGCCGGTGTGTCGCACAGCGTGTGCTGCGTGTCCGCTTTCGCCGCCTCATCCGAGGGCGAAAAACCGGAAGTGCCGGCCATCGGGTAGTGCGTCGGTTTGGGCACCGGTGTTGCGTGCAGCGCGCGCAGCTTGAACACCAGCTCGATGCATTCCATGTCCGGGCCCCACTTGGCGCCCCAGCCCCACCCTGAATTGCACACCGTCAGATCGCTGCCATAGCTGCCGCCCCAGCTCGGGAGCGCTACCGCCCAGGCATCGCTGCCGCCGTTGTAGTTGCCGACGACCTGGCCGGTCTGGTGCTGCTGCTGGCTGGGCGCCGGCGGCTTGCCGGTGGCGAACGCGGCGCCGCACAGCAGCGCGAGCGCGATGGTGAGAAGGTGCTTCATGGTTTCCCCGTTGTGGTTGTCTTTGGCCGATCAGGCCGAATGGATCTGTTCGTCGAGCTCGAAGTGCGGGCCGTCGATGCGCGCCTTCTTGCCAAGCTGGCGACGGCGCGCGACGTAGGCCTCGACGTCGTCCTCGAGGTCGCCCTGAAGCTCGTTTAGGAGCTTGTCCCACACGCCGCCCCATCGCAGTTGCACGCCCTTTTCCGTTGCGGCATCGCGCATCGCGGCAGCGACGGTGTAGTACAGCCCCCAATCGAAGCGGACCGCGCCTTTCAGCGTGGCAGCCAGATCGAGCGCATGAGCGAAGCCATCCGCCTGCGGCAGATGCTTGCTGTCCATCGTCCAGCTCGCGCCGGCCTTGATCAGGCCCGTCTGTTCTTCCTCGGTGCGCACGCCGTCGATCGCAACGAACGAAACGTCAGGCGTTTTTTCCTTCAGAAGTTCGTGCGCACGACGTGCCACACCGACGAGGTCGTCATGCACGCCAGAGAAATTGCGCTCGCTTCGCGGGTCAAGAGACATCGTGTTCTCCATGTAAACCATCGGGTGCACGGTGCCGTGCATGCTGGCGGCGATCTCCGGCGCTCGTCCGCGGTCGAACGTGCACGTGCGGTAGCCACTGCCGAAGTGGATCGCCCATGCATCAGGTGTCACGCAACCCTCTTCAGGCCGGTCTGCGTCGGCTCGGCGTCGGGCAATCGATAGACACCGAACGAGCCGCCCATCTCACGACGCAGGGCATAGCGTTGCATCGTGTCGCGATGCCGGTGCTTGATCTGCGCCTCCATCGACACACGCAGCGAGCCCTCGATGCCCTGGATAGCGAGGCCGGGCTCCGTGAGCTTGTCGAGCTCGGTGATGCAGGCGCCTGCCTTCGTGCCCATGCGTGTGCGGTAGACCGGACCGGGAAGATCGGTGAATGGAACCGCGTGCCGCGGCGCTGGACCCTGGTTGCCTGTGACAGGCGCTGTGCCCGGCAGCCAATTCGTGCCCTTGCGCACGAAGAAGCCGGCCGTCTCGTATTCCTCGAGCGCGGCGACCACCAAGCGCACATTGACATCAAACGATCGCGCCAAGTCGATCGCGCTCCGTGGCTGGTCGGCCGCTCCCATCATCTTGGCGTGCAGCCGATCAGCTAGGCTGCCGGGCTCGAGTGTTTTCACCGCCTTGCTTTTCAGCCGGCGGCGCCGCTCAGCGAGGTGTCGGCTTCGTCGCGCTTCACGTTGGCTTCGTCGAACAGTGCCAGCGCCTCGACGCCGCTCGCCTTGATGGCCTCAAGCTGTTCGACGGTGGCCACCTGGCCGTTGGCGATCTGCTCCTGCAGCGCGGCGATCGCGGCCTGCTGGTCTTGAACCTTGGTGATCACCTGCGTCGTGAGCGCCATGTGGCGGTCGGCGTCGGCTTTCGCCTCGGCGGCCTTCTGCTTCAACAGTTCGTTCTGCGCTTGGATGTCTTCGACGATACCCATGATGTAGATGCTCCTGATGGCTTGCTTGTGCAAGAGGCTCAGCACCTCGCGCACGTCGTGCTCGATGCGCTGCAGCCGTTGCTCGGATGTGGTGGCCACGGGATTACTTCTTCGCGCTGCAGCTGGCCACCACGAGCTGCGTCACGTTTTCAATGGCCACGGCGCAATAGCGCACCACGACGCCGGACACGGTCACGATCAGTTCCTTGGTCGCGCACGCGCAGGTCGAACCCTTCACCGGCGCCTGCGCGATCGGCGTGATCGAGCGCGTGCCGTCGGCCTTGAGCGGAAAGGCCTGCGCGCCGGTCACGACATATGCAACAGGCACCACGATCGCCGCGCAATCGCGCGCCGGCCCGCAATAGTTGTCGCGGAAGGTGGCGGCCGTTGCAGCATCCATGGCAAGCTGCACGCCGGCGAACGGCGGCGTGTAGAGCTTGCGGCAGACCGATCGCCGCAGCATGGCGAACTCGCATACCGCCTTCGGCTCCGATGTGGTCACGAGGCGCTTACGTGCGGTGCCTTCGGCCCAAGGATCGTCCGCGCTGGTGATCGCGCGTGCTTCGGCCTGCCAATCGCTGGCGGCGAATCGGAACAGGCTCGTCCAGATGTGGTGCTGCCAATAGGCTTGCGCCGGATCGTTGCCGATCGGCGGCTTGACGCGGCACAGCCAGCCGACCGCGATGCCTGGCAGGCCCCACTCGATGACAACCTCGCCGGCGTTCACCTCGTTCGGGTTTGCGGCGTAGCGTGGCCGGCATGGCCAGGCGCCGCCATTGAATGGGATGTACCAATCGGGGTGGGCGGCGATGTCGACGGGCGACTGTGCATGCGCCTCGCGGCCATGGAACAGCAGCCAGAGCACGAACGCAGCGATCGCCAATGCCACCAGATCGCCGAGCAGCGAGTTTCGTTTTGTCATTGCAGCTCCGCCCTCTGCAGGCGACCGTCTTTGGCGATGACCGCGCGATGGCGCCACACCTTCCACGCGGTGCCGAGCGCGAAAAGCGCGAGCCCGCCGTAGAGCGCCATGTTCTGGTTCGACACATCGGGCTCCGGCATCAGCGGATTGATCAGCCAGTTGTGCCAACGCAGCCAAAGTTGCCAGCCTCTGCCGAGTGCGCCGGCGAGGATCGCCCACAGGCCGAGGTACTGCATCCAGTTGTCGCGGTAGTGCCGCGAGAAGACACCGGCGACGCACGCGAGAATCGTGACAAGCAGGCAGCCCATGCTGAACAGGATGTCGCTCATGGTTGCGGCCCTCCTGGGGGCGGTGGCGGCGGCGGCGGCGCCTGGTTGCGCCCGAACGGTACCCACGACTTCACGAGCTCGGTCAGGTCGAAGCGCTCCCACGTGTCATGCAGCTTGCCGATCGTGACTGGCCCGAACAGGCCGAGGAAGAGGCCCGAGAGGCCGGGCGGCATGCCCGTCTTTGCGGCGACCCAGTCGCAGCCGTAGTAGGCGAGCACGCCGAACAGCGGGATCTGCAGCGCACGGCCGATGAACGGGCCTCGCGAGTACCGCAGCGATCCCAGCGCGCCAACGAAGCCGGGGGCGGCCTTTTGTCCTGCTGCGATCAGTTCGGGATCGATGGCCACGTCAGGCCACCGCTCGGCTGATCAGCACAAACACGATCAGCGGCAGCATCACCGGCACACCGCCGCGCAACGTCTCCAACACGTCGATCTTTTCGATCGTGTAGAGCGGTTCGCCACCGTGTGCCTTTGAGACCGCGTTCTTCTTCGCCTGCCACTGCTCGACCACACGCCCGGCGACATAGGCCGACAGCGGAGCCGCCACCATCGCGGCGATGGCCGTCCACAGCAGCGAACGCGATAGCAGCCACACCGCACCGGTCACGATCGCCGAGACGACGCCCGCCACGTCTGCGCCGCGCGCACGGTGGTTGGCCAGATCGGCCCGGATGAAGCGGGGCAATTTCAGCATGGGCGCCCTTCAAGTTGCTGGGCGCGATGCTAGGTAGGCCCTAGCCGGGCTTCACTCGCGGGTGGCGATGTCTTCGCCGATCAGTTGGTATCCGCCCGCGTCCGGGTGAACGCCGTCAGCCTCGCTGTCCGACGCCCGCTGGAAGCCGCTGTCGAGCATCGGCTGCATGATGTCGATCGCCAGGTCGGGCTGCGGGCTTAGCGTCGGGCGGTCGTTGTCCCACCAGTCGAGCATGTAGTCGCGCAGGTCTGGCGTCGGCGTGTTGTCGGTCGAGGTGCTGGTGCCATACATCGCATTCAGCAGCACGCAAGCTGCACCCGAGGCCTGAATCGTCGCGATGCTGTCCTCGATGTTTTCGGTCCGGTTGCCCGCGCCTGTGTTCGGATCGATGCCGAGCGCTTCGTCGTTCGTGCTCGCTCCAAGAAAAACGACGCGCGCGCTGTGCGCTGTCGCTTCGGCGATGCGCGCCAGGATCTGCGCGCTGCTCTGCGAGCCGATGCCCTTGTTCACGATGAGATTGTTGCGAAGCGACTGCCCGATCAGGCAGTGCTTCATCCACGTGTTCGCGTAGTTGTCCTCGCCGGCGTAGACGCTCGGATTCGGATCGAAGAAGTTGTGCCCTGCCACGATGCTGTCGCCTATCGCGAGATAGTTCGGCCGCGTGTAGAGGATCCAGTCGTACTCCACCCACTGACCAGCGTGCGCGCTGGTGACCATGCGCACGTCGGCGAGCACTCCATAGTTCGAGTTGAATGTGTAGGAGCCGCGGAAGTCCCATTTGCCGGTGCCTGGCTCGCGATAGAAGAGGTTCACGCATGACCGGTTGCGGTCGATGTGAATCGCAAACTCTTGCTGCGTGCTGTAGGTGACGCCGGTCGCGATGTTGTTGCCGGTCGACGAGTTGTAGTCGAACGTGCTGATCGTGCCGAGCTGGGCCGCGCTCGTCTCGTAGTTGTAGCCCATGATGATGTCGAACACATTCGTCGGGCCCGACGCTCTGAAGTTCAGATAGCCGAACTGCCCGGCGACGTGATTCGCTGCCATCTTGATCAGCAGCACATAGTCGTTCGATGCGGGGCCGGCGAGGTTCAGCGTCGCGATGGCGGACGATCCGGTGTGGCGCACCGTGCTGCCCGATTGAGAGATGGTGCCGCTCGTCACCGACCATCCAGAAGTCGATGTGCCCTCGTTGCCGGCCGTGATGTTGTCGTCGACCGGGATCGGGAGCGTCACACCGGCCGTGATCGGCAGCGCCGTGTCGGTCTCGATGGCGATGCCCAGTGCCGGCGGCGGTGCCGCGCCGCCACCATAGGCCATCAGTAGCTGCTGCAGAACGCTCACGTCAGGCCAGTCCCGCTGATCAGCCACTCGGTGGCGGTGATCTTGAGCGCAGTTGCGATGCCGTTGGCGGCAAGTGAGCGGCTGCCCGTGGTGCCGGCGCCAGCGAGCCGCATCGTGTCGGTGGTGATCGCGAT